AGAGGCGGGACTCCCGTTTCTAGGGGCCAAGTCGGTCGAGCTTGTCTTCGTTGACGGGGTGACATGGATCATAGACGGGCACCACACCTTAGCCGCATACCGATCGCTCGATCTCCCAGCGCCCTGCTTCTTCTACGACAAGGGCGCAGAACGTATCTCGGCCCCGAGACTCTTCGCCCGCTTCCCGGCCGTCGTCGTGGTCGAGCGAGACTGAGACGTCATGGCAGCCATCACACTCTATCGAACGGCCGAAGCCGTACTCGGATGCGACTTCGCCGTCATCGAGCGGCTCGACGTCCACGCCGTCATCGACAGCTACCGGCACCTATACGCACACGGTCGCCACGAAGCGCCCCCCAATCCTGCCATGTACCAGTGGATGTTCGACCGCGGCCCGAACTGGGTGCGCGCCACAGTGCCGCTCGACTACCTGGACTTCCAGACCGAAGAAGAATCAGGCCAGGAGCGCATCCGACGCGCGAGACAGTACGCGGCTCGCAGTACACCTTTCCCCCCCGGGACCGCTTCCTACGGCGGGCGCGCGAGGCAGCGACGCTCAGGCAAGGCGTATGTGCAGGACGGAAACCATCGCGTGCTCGCGGCGCACTTCCGCGGCGACTGCGCGATCGAGATGTTCATGCCGGAGGACGAGTTCTTCGCGGTCGTCGAGGACGCGCGGTGGCGCGAGAGCGGCGCAGGCGAGATGCGCGAGACGACCGCCCGTGAACAAGGCCAATTCGACAAGTACCGATCCTTGCCCGCAGATCCAGATCGCGGCTCGCCGCGTTCAGCGTACGGGCCCCCTTCGTATCACTTGGTCGGAGACTACTGGACCGTACCTGTTGTCGCGCCTCTGGAGAGCTTGAACAGCCTACGCGCGACCGCCATCGACAAGGCTCGGCTGCGATCAGTGCAGCAGGCTCGTCGAGAAGGCGTCAGGCTCCCGCCCATCGAGATAGGCGTCTTCCAGAACGGGTCCGGGTGGATCGTGGACGGCAACCACCGGCTCGTCGCCGCCCGCCGCGCCGAGGACGACGCGATAGAGGTCGTCTTCACGTTCGTCCCAGACGCCAACCCGAGACACGTCGGATCCGAGCGCGCAGAACTGCACGAACAACCGCGCTCAGAGTTCATCCGCGCAGGCCGCCAGGCGCTCGATGCCGTAGCGAACCTGGGCGACATCGCTCCGGGGCTTCTTCACGGGACGTCTATGAGCGACGCGGCCTATCACGCGCTCGAGGCGGGGGCCGAGCCGCCGCTTGAGTACATCGGTGCCGGTGGAGAGGGTGTCGTGTTCTGTGATGCCCACTTCGCGTACAAGGTCGCCAGAGGAAGAAAGAGGGAGAGGCTTTACGACGAGGCCGAATGGCTCTCCGTTGCGAGCCAGATCCCCGAGGTGCGGCCGTACGTGGCAGCGTTCGAGCGTTGGGATCCTGAACATGGAGTCATCGTGCGCGAGTGTATCCGAGGGAGATCCCGCGCCTGGAACTCGGGCTCGAAGATACGGGAACTCTGGGACCACGTCGCGCCGTACATGCTCGCCGAGGGCTGGACGATGCCGGAGTTCAAGGAAGACTCGGTGGTCTTCGACGAAGACGGCCGGCCGAAGCTCGTGGATGCCGGATTCGTTTCGCGTGTTTCAAACCGCCTGCTCGCCTACGTGGAAGACATCCTCGACGGGAAGGTTACACGAGACGAGGTTGACGACGACTCGACGCTCGCGTTCTACGTCCGCCGAGAGTTCGGCCAGAAAGAAGCGCTGGACGAGGAGCGCGCGCACAGGCTGCTCGCTCGGCTCTACGCGCTCGGGGCGCGGGAGTAGAGCACCCGCCCATTGGAAGGGGGCGAGTGAGGGGGGGAGGGGTTAGGGCTTCTTCTCGCCTCGGGCGAACTCGACGCTGGCCTGGAAGGTGGCCTCGATGTCCGTCCTGCCCGGCGGGCGCACGGGCGTTAGTTCCCGGTCGAGCTCGCGGAGCTTGCGCTCGAGCGCGGCCAGCTCAACGCGGAGGCGCGAGACCTCGCCGCAGGAGTCGATCGCGCGTTGCAGCGCGTCGGAGACCTTCTTGTTCACGCACGCGGTCAGGGTGCCGTGTAGGGCCTGGAGCGAAAGCCGCATCTCGCCGGCCCCGTCGCAGACTTCGACGCCGCGCTTCACCTCGCGAATCAACGCCAGGTACTCGTTCCTCGGGATCGTGATGTAGTCCGACGGCACGCGGGGCCTCCCGACTGGGAGCCTACCTCTCGCGCAGCTCCAGCGCGAGGTCGACGGTCGGGGCGCGCGCGATCTCCAGGGCTCGTGCCGCGAACGCACGATGCTGCCCGTCGACGATCTCTGGGCCGCGGACCACGAGCGGTGGGATGTCCTCGCCCCGTTTCATGCGCCGCTCCACGCTGTCGATGAAGGCTACGATCTCGTCGCGATGCTCCTCGTTGTCGGCTGGGATGGCGTAGCGCGTGAACGCCCCGTATGCGCGCCAGCGCACCGTCACGGTTCGCGGTAGCGGCTTCGGGTAGCACGCCTCTTCGAGAGCCTCCAGATAGTGCGGGTAGTCGGCGAACCGTTCGAGCGGGACGACGACCGGAGTCCTCGACGTGTGGAGCCAGAGGCTACGCGCGCTCATTCCTCGCCCCGCGATCTGCGCCAGGCGGCCTCGTCGATGACGCTGCGGAACTCCTTGACCGCGTACGGGCCCAGGTGCCGGCGCACGATGGCCTCCGCCTTCTTGCGGTCGAAGTCGTCCATCAGGACGAGGTAGCGCACGTCGCCCTCGTCCTTCGCGCGACCGGCGACCATCTTCATCGCAGCGAGGTACTCGGGTGTGACGACGGGCATGGGCACGCCGCCTACCTGCACGGCCTCGGCGAGCGCCTCTTCGTACAGCTCGCGCCACTCGTCATCGCGCACTATCACGTCCAGATCGATCTCGTGCTCGTGCGTCCGAACGCCGCCGAAGCTCAACATCGGCCCCGTGTAGCCGAGGTCGGAGTCGGCGACGACGTCGAGGTCGCCAGTCAGGCGCTTCGACCCCCAGACCTGCATGGCGAGCCCGCCGGCAAGCGCGACCTCCCCGCCGTTGGCGGCCTGGGCCACCGCCGCCGCCGCGTCCATGAGTTCGTCGTGTGACGGTAGCCTGCTGCCGATGCGTTCTCTCGTTTTCATGTTCTGTCCTCCTTGGTGCTCAGCGGGACGCAAACTCTAGGCGTCTCACGTCCTCTGTCCTGATGTTCTTGAGCCGCAGTGTGCCGCGGGCGAGAGGGGTCCAGTAGCCGCGCGCGTGGAGATCCATGAAGACGTAGAAGAGGTAGTCGGGCAGGAGGACGTCCGTGCGCGTGACGAGTACGCCGATGTGCTCTGGGCTAAACTCCCGCACGGGCCTGCCGACCGCCTTGTCGGACCCCTTCCGAATGAGCCAGAAGTCGGACTCCGGCTGGTTCACGGCGATGTCTGCTAGGTCTGAGAGTCTCATAGTGTTCTGGCCTCCGCGCCGGGTGGTAGTTCGTCGAGCTTCAGGCCGCTCCACGCATGAGTTCCCACACGCGGTCTTCGATGGCCTCGACCACCCTCGCCGGAACCGTGCCGGCGAACCGCCGCATGAACGAGTCGTCGTCGAGCACGCGATCCACAAGGGCGGCCCGATCCCCGACCAGCAGATCCCGCAGCCCCGGAAGCGGGCTCGTGCGAACCCGATCCATCGCGGCCTTGCGCGTCATCGAGCGGTTCCAGATCCGGCCGGTGAGGCTCGTGATCATGTACCGCTGGGCGAACCCCTCGTCCGACCATCGATCTTCACGTACCGCCATAGGGCGCAGCATCTTCTTGGAGTCCCCTTCGACGAGCCGCCAGCGGTGCCGCTTCACCCAGCGTTCGAGATCCGCCATCGAGTCGAACTGGAGCACGGTATCGGCGTAGGGGCCGAGGGGCAGCCTCACCTCGAAGCTGTGGGTGTGCTGGAACACGCGCCCTTGGCTGAGCCCGCGCCGATCGACGATCCGGTAGTCTTCCAGGTCTCCCATTGGTGTTCAGCATACCTCGCGGTGAGATCCCCGGTCCATCAGGTGTTCCGGGCGTGCTCGGCGGCATGCTCCAGAAGATCCGCCGCCGTAAGGTCGAATCGCTTCGCCAGTTCGAGCGCCTCCTCGCGCGTCGGACGGCTCAGGAGCGCGAACGGGCTTCGGAGCACGTTCAAGATGAAGCGCGCAGCTTGGGCCTTGGTCGTGTCGGGGGAGATCATCGCTTCGCCCTCTGCACGTTGTCGAGGAGCACGATCGCCCGCTTGAGCACCGCCTCGGCCTCGTCTCCGTAGTGCCGGTCGAGCACCTTCGCGATGGCCTGCGCGTCGAGGTCGTAGCCCTTGCGCGTGGACGCTTCCGGGGCGTTCTTGTGGAGCACGCGGTCGACTGCGGCTGCGGCTCTCACGGCGTGCCTTTCATCGCCCGAACGAACTGCGGCCCTACACGCCACTGCTTCCCCCGCGCGTCTCGCACCGTGACGGTGCGGCTGTTGACCCGCAGCACCATCCCGGGCTCGTGAGTGGCCGGGGTCCGACCGAAGGTGACCTTGTCCCCGATGGCGAACGCGCCCACCGCGCTCCGCCGCTGTGCCGCCTCACGCCGCTCTGCCTGCTTGGACTCTTGGATGGCGGCGCGGACCTCCTCCGTCAGCGTGACGTGCCGGATGGCGGCTCTCGGCACCCGCCACATCCCCCCGTCCGCGGCGCGAACGGAAACCGTGCGTGCCCCGGCCTTCACGCTTGCCACGACCCCCAGCACCGTCCCCTTGGCGCCGCTGTTGAACTCGACCGCCTCACCGACTCCGATGTAGGGCACGCCCAGTGACGGGGAGATGAGCAGCGAGCGGGTCGCTGCCACGGGCGTGCAGGAGCAGGTTTCCGCTGACGTGCTCTGACAACCCGGGCAGCGGTAGGTGAGGCTCACGACGCACCTCCGTTGTACTCGGCGAGCAGGTCGGCCGGGATGCCTACGAGGCCCATCCGCTCGAACCGAACGGTGTAGGTGGCGCGGACCTTCTTCACGACGACGCCCTTGTCCGCGCCGCCCCGACGGGGGCCGAAGTCGAACTTCACCGCCTGCCCGACGGCGAACTCCTTGGGGGGCGTGCCCCACTCGGGCCACAGGGCGTCGATGCCGGCGGCGAACGCCCGCACACGCTCACCGTAGTTGAGCCCGGTGTTCTTCTCGTCCATCGCGGCGAGCCACGCCCGCCACACGTGGGGCGGGATTGCGCCGGCCGCACGCTGCCCAGAGTAGGAGGTCGTGAGCCGGCGGCCGTTGCCGAAGTCCACCGAGATGTACTCGTGCTGTTCGATGATCCGAGGGGCCTTGGGGGAGGTTCGCGCCTTCATGTTCTTGTGCCTTTCAGAAGCCGATCCGCTTGAGGTCTGCGTTCATGTGCCTGCCGAGCAGGGTCGCCTCGGCGGAGACGTAGGTCTTGCCCGCGTTGTCCGTCGCGACCGCGACGTTGCGGAACGCCGCCCCGGCGCGGATGGCCCGAACGAGGCGGGGGGTCAGGGCCTTCTTGACGAGCCACCCGAAGGTGACGGGGCGATCCACGTCGGACCACACGGGGCTCACGGTGACGAAGGCGGGGTCGCTGTCGGCGGTTACGCGCACGTCGATGATGCGAGGAGTGATCGGCATGGGGAGGTAGACGGAGCGCACCCCGCTGGTATTCAACGTCAACTTCACAGCCGCACCTCTGGCTCCGCGAAGTGGGCCCCGCACTCGACGCAGCACAGCGTCGGGTCGAGGCGGTCCCCGTTGTGCTCGTGGGGGCCGTAGTGACCGCACTCGGGGCACTCGGCTCGGCACTCGATCGCGTCGCTGACCTTGCAGGCGAGGCCCGCGAGCCGCGTGTCGCGCTCGCTCTTCGTGAGGCGCGTGTCGAGCAGGATCCGAAGGGCGGCTTGGTCGGGGCTCACGACGCCCTCCGAACGTGCTGGTTGTAGAGGCTCAACGCCTCCTCGAAGGGGAGGTCGTTCAGCACCTTCTCGGCGCCCGTCGGCGGGGGGCCGCCCTTCTTGACCTCGTAGACCTTCCCGCCGCGCAGGAAGAGCACCTTGCGCCCCATCGCCCGCTTGAGATCCTTCGCCGCGAGGTAGTCGTTGAGCAGGTCCCCGATGAGGATGTCCGCGTCGGGCTCGATCTCACCGTACGGGGTCTGCTGCGGGGGGAGCGTCTTCGCGTAGGCGTCGATCTGACCGGCGAGCGCCCACGGGTGGTAGGCGTTGCAGCCGCCGTGGCCGTCGTTTCGGACCTCGCCCGCCTTCTTGCCGTCGATCCAGAGATCCGCCGCGAAGGCGGCCGTCTCCTCGGAGAGACGGGCGTTGTAGCTGACGTTCTTGAGTTCGATCTTCACGGTTTGGCCTCCTTGGCTCAGGGGGGTAGACGGGGCGCACCCCGCTGGTATTCAACGCCCCCCAACATATCTTTTCTGGTCCCCGCTGAATACCCCATGCTAGGCTCCCGTCTGTCTTGCCATGCGCCCAGTGACCCTTCTCCTCGTCGCCTTCAACGTCCTCGCCTACCTCGTAGAGCTCGGGGGCGGGGGCCTGGCCTTCTGCCAGGCGTACGGGCTCGTCCCAGCTCGAGGGCTCGAGGGGCTCCTGTCCCACACCCTCCTCCACGACCCCTCCGCCCCCCTTCACCTCGTCGGGAACATGGTCTTCCTGGCCGTCTTCGGAGCCGTGGTCGAGGGCGCCTTGGGGGGCCCCCTCTTCTTGGCCCTGTACGCGCTCGCCGGGGCCTCCGGGGGCCTCCTCCACGTCCTCGTGGACCCGAGTTCGGCCCTCCCCCTCGTGGGCGCCTCCGGGGCCGTCTTCGGGGTCCTAGCCGTGGCGGCAGCCATCCACCCCCGCCTGCTGGGGTTCGCCCTCGCCTTCGGGGGGGTTGAGGTCTGGCACGCCATCGCCGGGGGTGGGGGGTCGGTGTCGTTCGGGTGCCACCTTGGGGGCCTCGCCGCCGGGGTGGCCGTCGCGGGGCTCCTTCGGGCGGCCGGCAGCGAAGCCATGGAGGCCGCATGAGCCGCCGTCTTTCGGCCACGCTCGACGGCAAGCCCGTGTACTTGTACGAGTTCGTACAGGGCAGCTACGAGGATCGGCGCCAGCTACTCTACGCGCACGTCGAAGAACTCCCGAGCGTCGAGATCACCGCACGTTTCCGCGCGGCGCTGGCGACGCTTCCGACCGAGATCGAGGACTACGACTACATGGGGCAAGAGCCCGATCTGGTCGAGCGCGCCCTCGAACTCGCGGGGTTCGTGCCGTTGCACGACGCGATACCGCTCGGTCTGGCGCTGCGCGGGGTAGGCACGCCGAGCCTCGATCGAGAGGCCCTCGAACGCAGCCTCGATCGGTGGGAGGGCGCGGGCCCATGACCGACGCTCGCGCCAAGGCCCGCACCGCGGCCCGTGCCGCGAAGCTCCTACGGGAAGCGGCGTGGGGGCTCCGCGCAGAACTCGACGCCGCAGGCTGGAAGGAAGCACGGGAGCACCCCGCCCTCCGAGCCCACGCACGACTCGTACGAAAGATCGAACGATTCCTCGAAAGGACGAAACAGTGAACACCGACCCCAAGACCCTCGAAGACACCCTCCAGGCGGTCGCAGCCGCGCTCCGCGACGCGATCCGCGACACCCCTGATAGCGCCGCGGCGGAACCCCCGGAGGAGGTCCACACGGACCTCGCCTGCCGGTTCCTGCTCCGCCTCGCACGGCAGGGAGCGACGATCCTGCCGACCTCGAAGGCGGCGGCGCCCAACGTCGCCGCCAAGCGGGCCGAGGCCGCCGAGCGCACGCTCGCCGTGCTCACGGGCTGGCTGCTCGACCACCCCGAGTGCAGCTACGTGACCGAAGTCGCGCCCGCCGGGACGTTCGAGGTCACCTTCCTCGACCGAGACGATGAGGTGCGCGCGTACTTCTCGGGCACGAGCGTACAGGACGCCTACGCCCAGGCGGCCCAGACCCTCATCCTCGACGGCGGTGCACTGTGACCGCCGCGAAGCAGGAAGGGCAAGTCCAGACGGCGATCCGACTCTCGCCGGCACTCCTGGCGCGACTCGACAAGCTCGCCGAGCGCATGTCCGAGCCGGGCATGCCGGTCACGCGCGCCGAGGTGCTCCGCTTGGCGGCGTTCAGAGGCGTCGAGCAGCTTGAAGCCGAGAAGGGAAAGAAGCGATGACGAACGGCAACTGCCAGCGCTGCAACCTGCCACTCGTCGTGCTCCACGATGCCGCCGAGGCCGCCTGCTTCCGCTGCGACATCCTCCCGGCCAAGCGACGAGGCGCCGTCCAGCGCCGAGCGCTCGGCCGCGTCGCCGCAGGCGTGGATCTCGACAAGGCCCTGGCCGCCTACCGGAAGCTCCCGCCCTTCGCCGGGAACCTCGGCAAGATCCGCCTGGAGGTCGCGCACCGCATGGCGCGCGGCACGCGCGGCACCGCCTGGACGGTCCAGCGCCGTATCAGGGTCGCGGTAGGCCCCGACGCGACACCCGAGCGCGTGCTTGAGGTGCTCGTCCACGAGATGTGTCACCTCGCGGTGCCCCGCGACACGCACCACGGGGAGCGGTTCCGACTCGTATTCCGCCGAGCGTGCCGCGAACTCTGGGGGATCGATCTCCCCCTCGACCCGCCCGCGCGCCAGGGATGCGTGGCCTACGGGATGGGGGACATCGCGACGGATCACCTCAAGAAGAAGATCGCCAGCGGGGAGGTCGAACTCTTCCCGCCGACCGCGGCCCCACCGAAGCCGACGCGATCCGAGCGCACGACGGCGCTCGTCGAGAAGCGCGCGAAGCACGCCGCCCAGATGCTCGCCCGCGCTGAGAAGCGGGCACGAGTCGCCCAGAGGACGCTCGCGAAGTGGAAGCAGAAGGTGGGCTACTACGAGCGCCAAGCCGCGCGCAAAACTGGGAGGCGACCAGCTCGCGGCGAAGGTTCTGGAGGACCGCGCAGAGTGCTCTAGCCGCGCGACATGACGAGAGCGTCGATGTATCGATCGCCTCGCTCGATCGCCAACGCCACGCGATGGTGCCCGTCGTGGACGTACCAGAACTCTTCACCGACCTCCGGGTAGTGCCCGTCGAGGAAGGGGTACTTCTCCTCCGGGTAGTCCACCTCTTCCACCTCGTGCGGCCCGTCCACGATGATCGGCGGCAGCGTGTAACCTGAGTCCTTCAACTGCGCCAGCTCGTCGATCCGCTCCTGACTGATCGGGTTGATGAAAGGCGAAGCGATCTGGCTAACTGGAACGCGCGTTCGCTCGAAGTCACGTGCGTAGGCGGGGATGCCGCCGTAGTCCTCGTCCCACTCGACGGGCTCGAAGAACCACGCAGGTTTCAGCGGCGAGCGGCGTCTCCGCCTACGGTTCGCCGCTTCCCGCCGCTCGAGTGTAAGCGGCTTCCTCGGGCGGTAGACGACGACTTTCACCCAACGACTATACCTGACCCCCCACAAGGCGCGCGATAACCCTGGCCGACATGCTCGGCGAGCGGATCTAGACCGCGACCCTCGCCTCGGGGTAGGCTTCTTCTCGACACGACGGGCTTGATCGGCTTCGACGTGGGATGAAAGGACGGTCTGCGCGCAAGGGGCAGCCCCACCTCAACGGGGCACGTTAGCTGCGAACGACAACGCGCTCGCTCACGACCGCATCGCGGCCTGAGCCATCGCCCCGGGAAGGCGTCCGAGTACCTGGGGCGGTGTGAACCAACACGGACCGAATCCGCGCAGGCGCGAGCCCTGGACGCGGTGGATGACCCCGCAAGGGGAACGCTCGACGGACACGCCCGAATCCCCACGTCACGGGGCGGGCAAGCCCGCCTGGGGCCGGCTCACGAGCCAACCAGGCTACGCGCGTGAACGAGGATCGGCTGGAAGTCTCGCGGACCCGGGTTCGATTCCCGGCAGGTCCACCGGAGTGCAAGCTCCGTGGTGGAGGGCCAAAAGCCCCCAGAAGCGGCTCGGTGACCCCGGGCCGCTTCGCTTTTCAACCCTTCGAGGGTAGCCTTCAAGCCCATGGGTCACATCATCGGAAAAGGACGCTACGCGGCCGAGACATACCCGACCCGCCGTGGCGGTGGCGTTGCGGCCAACTTGGATCAGGACATCGCGCTCGGGCTCCAGAACGATGTGTCGGATCCGGCAATCGTTCCGGGTGACTACTACGTGTTCGGGGAGCTGGTCTTCGCGCTCGCAACCGGGGCTACGTTCGTAGGCGTCGCAGATCCGAACGCCGCCATCGGGCCTGTGTTCTTCGGCCCCGAAGTTCTGCCGGGGCGAATCGGGCAAGCACGTGTGGCGCGCGCGTTCGATCCGCTGACGACCGGAAGCGACGACGTCGATCTACAGTGGACGGTGGACGGAGTGGCGACGGGGAACGTCGTGACGGTCCCCTGGGATCAGTACGCCACGCTCGGCACGCTCACGTTCGCGCAATCCCTCGCCATCGCCGCCGGCACCCCGGTGGACTTCGGAGTCGTGACGTGGAACGCGGGTCAGGTCTTGCTGCTCCGAGCGACGTTCGGGAACGTCATCGGGAGCGGCAACGCCTACATCGCGACGACCTTCGACAAGCTCTACTGAGCCCCCTCCGAGGACGACGACGGAGGCCGACGCTTGCGCGCCTTCTTCATCGCCTTCGCCGCCGCCCGAGCCGCCCGCTTCGCCGCGTTGTGCCCGCGGTTGAAGGTCCCGTTCTGGGGGATCCTCAGATCACCTGCGTACAGCGTGGAGATCCAGATGAGCTTGCCTTCGGGCTTCGTCATCAGCGTCGGAAGCGGCTGGCGACCTTCTTGACGTTCGCGGTGAGCTTGGGGTCGGTGAGCACCTCCAAGATCGACTTCGCGGCGCTCACCGTTTCGTTCTCGCTGTCGAGCATGTCGAGCGGGCTCACGAGGAGGTCGTACTTGTGGATGAGCGCGACGGCCTTGACCGCAGCCGAGAGCCGCTCCTTCTCGGGCGTGCGCTCGTCCACGGCCAGCTCGATGAGGTCCCGTGCCTTCTGCCGAGAGTTCATTCTGAGCCCCTCCACGTGAGAACGCCGAAGAAGGTTCTGTCCTCCGCAGGGAGTACGATCTTCACGCTCTCGTCGTCATCTGCGAGACTCAAGAGAAACGAATCGAGATCGGGCCAGGACATATCAATGTTCCCCTCGATCTTCGAGTCGGCCACCCTGCCGTCCCGGAGAAGGTAGAACGTGTAGCCGTCGCTAGTCTTGAAGTGCATAGGCTCAACCCACCGGAGAGCGAGAGTGGTAGCGGCGGTTGTGCCCGATCGCCAAACACACGGTGCACCGCTGGGTCTTCCTCGCCTTCGGCGCCTTCTTCTTCGCGCCCTTCTTCGCAGTCGTCTTCTTCTTCTTCGCAGCCTTCTTCTTCTTCTTGGATGCCATCGTCGTTCCTTTCGTCAGTCGTCCTCGTCGTCGTCGTCGTCCTTGGCGGTCTTCCGCTTGCGCTGCCGGGCGCCCCCGCCGCCGCCGAAGCGGTTCTCGTACTCGTCGAGCATCTGGTCGGCGTACGTGGACGCCACGGAAGCCATGTCGTCGACGAGCTCGTCGGAGTCCTCGACCTCCTCGGGCATCACGTAGCGACTCATCGCGTCCCGCGTCCAGTTGACCCACAGCGCCTTCTTATCCACATTCGTAGCCATCGTTGTTCTCCTTTACGCGAGCCCGCTTCGGCGCCCAGCGGCGCGCCGATTCGAGTCCCACAGCCAGCATCGAGACCGCCTCGGCTTCAAGTTGATCACGCAGGTCGGGCGCCTTCGCCGTGAGCAGCAGTCGTCGAACACGCCGGCCCATGTGCACATGCCCCAGTTTGAGAGGGCTCCCGCTCCTTCGGCGCCTGGCGGCAAGGCTCACCCTCCACGGCACCACAGACGCGACACGACACGATGGCGTCGGCTGCGATGAGGAAACCGGGTATCTGCGCGGCACTCGTCGGCACGCGAGATCGAGAACTTCGAGCCTTGCCCATTCTTCCCGAACAGGAGATTGACGACACTCCCGGTGGAATGTCAAGTTTGACCTCGGGGCCCTGTTCGGCCTCGCCCGTTCTTCCCCCTCCGGTCGAGAGTCGCGGGGCCCCCCCGGTCGTTCGTTGGCTCACGCTGACGAGCGGCCGGCTTTTCACGGCACGAGCCGAGCGGCCTTCACCGCGCTCCCCTCCATCGAAACGTCGATCCGACGGCCGATGAGCGCTTTCACGGAGAGTTCGTCGAGGTAGCGGTGGAACACGCTCCCAGGTTTCACCGTCATCGCGAAGATCGGCCCGGCGTCTGGGCGGCACCGCAGAACGAAGCGTTCGAGCGCCGGCACGCCGGGCTTCTCGTCGAGCCACTCCTTCCAGCCATGAACCACCTTCACGCGCAGAAGGCCGCGCCCGTGTGCGGTGCGCGCCGCATTGAGCGCTTGCCGAGGAAGCACGTCGAGCAGATCAGATGTCTTGCGCTGCGCGCAGTGGGCGTGGGAGCAGTGGAAGAGCCCCCAGCCCCCATCAGTCGTCGCAGGGAAGATCACGGTCGAGGAGTCCCCGTCGAAGCCGCTCGTGTGCGTGTCGCGCCACGGGCAGACGACGGGGAGCGCCCCGTTGTCCGCCGGCTCGAACGCCAGCCCCGCAAACGCGAACGCCGTCCCGAAGAACGTGCCGCCCCCGTCGTCGAGCGCACACACCTCTCGCCCCCTTCCAATGGGCGTGCGACGCTGGGCGCCGCCCACAGGAAGGGGGCGAGAGGGAGGGGCCTCGGACAGCGCCTTCTCGACGTCGATGGGCTTGCCGGCGAACTCGCGCCACTCGTAGGGCGCGCCGGGGCGGTGGCTCGGCAAGTACCAGAACCGGCTCGCATCTCGCGCCGCTTCGTCGAGGACGTGGCCGGCGCGTGAGATTCGGCTCTCGGCCCAGGACCAGATGCGCGCGTACTCGTCGGCCAGGACGGGCCGTGAGAGGAGGAAGACGGCGCGGAGCTTCGGGTGCGTCGGCTTGTGTGAGAAGGTGGTGTGGGCGACGCCCTGCGCGCCTGGGAGGAGGCGCGCGGCTTGCTCGAGCGTCGTGTCGCCGCAGTCGAAGTCGAGGATGAGCGCGTGGACGGCCTCGACACGGGAGAGGGCGCGGCGGTTTCCGGTGAAGCTCCCGAGGCTGAAGCCGGCGACCTTCTTCTTGTCGCGGACGATCTCGGGCTGGGCGACGAACGTGTCTACGAACTCGCGCCAGGTGTAGCGGGTGTGCCTTCCGCGAGAGAAGGTACGCCAGAGTGTAACGGCGAGGGTGCAGTTGTGCGCTTCGTTCATGTCTCCTAGCTTTCGACGTCGGGCATGTGTTCGAGAAACAGAGCCAGTGCGGTCCACGTCTTTCCGGTGACGCGCTTGATGTTCGTAACGACCCCCTGGCGATCAACGAGTTCGGCGGTCCACCCGTCGCGTGTCGTGTGTACGGTCGCACCTGTGCCAAGTTTCTGCTCGGCGAGTGCGACGAGTTGCCAGGGGCCTTCGAGCTGCGTCGTCGCCGTCAAGATGGGCGTCCCATCCGCGTCGACTCCTCGACGATGCGCAGCTCGGCCTCGGGCAGCAGGTACTTGACGAGCACGCCCAGCGCGATCTCGACTCCGTAGTCCACGTCGCAGGACACCTGTACGGGCTCGTAGCCGCCCGGCTTGCCGTTGCCCGTGCCGTCGTAGATGAGCGGGCCAGGGGCGTGCGTGAGCGGCGGGCCGCCGAACGGGGACGGCGGCGGGGGCGTGCAGAACTGTACGAAGCGCTTCGTGAGAAGATTCTCGATGACCACAAAGCACCTGAGTGCGCGTGGACTCTCGGCGAGTCGCTCCAGCGCCTTGCGGATGGGGCCCCCAGCCTCTTCGAGCTTCATCGAGCCTTCCTCTTCGCTTCCTTCTCCGCGAGCTTGCCGGCCTTCTTGCGATACCGAGCCGCGCGGCGATCCATCATCTCAGCGAGCTTGACGTAGCCCCTCGCGGTGCTCGGGCGGTCCCATCTTTTCCTCTTGCTGCGTGGGCCCGACGGCGTTGTGTACTCTACGCCAACCATGTCGCCGCGCTTCGTCGATCTGCGAATCGAGTTGATGTTGACGCGACTGCGGCGGAGAGCCTTGATGACGTCTGCGCGCTCGTCGTCGGGTGTCGCCGGGTGGATCGCCAGCGCCGCTCTCACGTCCTTCTCCGCCTTCTTCGCCGCTTCGAGGCTGCGCGTCTTGCTACGGTTTTTGCGGGACGCGGCGTAGACCAGCGTGCGCGTCTTCGCGGCGATCTTCTTCAACAACGTGAACGGCGCCGCATCGTTGCAGCAGATGACTTCTAGCGTGCGGCGCATCTCGTACAAGGCCGTCTTGCCGATCTGCTCGAAGACGGCCTCGAGCTGCTCGGCGGAAGCGATGCCCCGGTAGGTCAAGAACAATGTGGAGTGCGGGTGTTGCAGGCTGCGCTCGTAGGCGAGCCGGGCGATGTCGAAGACACGCGACCCGTGGACGTCAGCCAGCTCTATCACCCCGATGCGGCGATCGAGCGACGTGTGGGCGTTGATGTCGTACTCGTTGTTCTTGTCGCGCGGGATCACGAGCGCCACCTTGTCGTACTCGTCGTTGAGGCGAGTCTTGCGCTCGAAGAAGAAGAAGGTCGAGTTCTGCGTCTCGTAGTCCTCGAAGTAGTGCTCCCGCAGCATCGCGATGCACCACTTCGTGCTGAGCCCGTAGTGCACGCTCGCGTTCTTGTTCTTGATGTGGCGCACGACGAGGTCGTCGGAGTCGTACACGACGTCGGCTTCGATCGCCCCGTCGATGCGGTAGAGCCGCTCGCGCGCTCGACGCTTGCGGGCGTTCGATCGTTTCATGCGCCGCAGGTCGTCGCGGAGCTTCGTGAAGTCTCGCGTGCGGTAGTGGTAGATGTCCGGGTGGATCCTCTCGTGCCGCCGTCCTTGGGCGAACAGGCGGCCCTTGAACTCGTGGAAGAGATCGACGACGTCGGCGATCTCCGGGGCGAGCGCCTGGCCGGAGGCGAGAATCTGCGCGCTCCAGTCGAGGTACTTGAGGTTCTTCGACGGGTCGCGCGCGGCGCTCAGACGGATCTCCTCCGCGTGATTCGGATACTTCTGGAGCACGAAGTCGAGTCGCGTGCCCATCAGTTCGCCAGCGCTGGGAGCATGAACCCGTGATTCGAGAGCGCGGCGGCGAGCGCCTCGAAGTGCGCGACCTCGCCCATCCGCGACTCTCGCCAGATGCGGCACAGCGTGTCGTTCAACGTCGTGCCGTCATGGATCGATACGCGAAGTCGTTCAAGCAAGACCTGCGCGTCGGCGTAAGGCCGATCGAGCGGGGCTACGGTCACGGTGAACTCTTTGTCCTGGGCCTTGAGCACAACGTGCATCCACGGCTCGCTCGCGATGAAGCCGTCTTGTAGCGCTGGTCGCCCTGAGACGAAGATAACGTCGTCGTCAGAGAAGCCGAACCGGCGGAACGCTTCGTAGACGGACCACGTGGCGCGGTAGAGCGGCGGGATCTCCTCGTACGTCAAGCGCCCACCATCGGGACAACGCGGTTGCGCCGACGGTTGAGCTTCTCCAAGAGGATCGCCCTGATGACGGCGCTCGTCTTCACTTCGGCTCCGGCCGCCTTGCTCATGCGCTGCCGCTCGCGCTCGAGCGCGTCGCGCAGTTCGCCGGGCACACGGACGCCGATGGTTTCGTCGTTCTTCATGGCCCCGCACAGTACGTGAGTTCAGGTTGTTCGACAAGTACAACAAGAATCTTGACAGCCCTGGGGCGCGCGATCTAGGGTCGTCGTTCGCTCTGCAACCCGTCGAACGTCGTGGCGCTCGGAAGCGCCGAAAGGAGAAGCTGCCTTGGCTGAAGCTCCGTGGGACGCCTCTTTGCTCAAGAACAAGCAGGGGGCCTACTTGCCGTGCCTCCGCAACGCCTTCGCGATCCTCTGTCACCGTACTGAGTGGCGCAACGTCATCGCGTACGATGACTTCGCTGGCGTCATCGTGAAGATGAAGGAGCCGCCCTGGTTCAAGGACATCATCCCCGACGGACGCGAACAGAGCGCCGACTGGACGCAGAACGACTCTCGCAGAGCAGCGGACTGGATCGCACGCGACTACAACTGCCCGATTCACACGAGCATCGTCGAGGAGGCGGTGCAGCTCGTCGCCGATCGCTGGCACGTCCATCCGGTGCGCGACTACTTGAACGAGATCAAGTGGGACAAGAAGAAGCGGATCGACACGCTCCTCGTTCGAGCGGCGCACGCCGAGGACACGCCCTACGTGCGCGCGGTGACGAAGAACTTCTTCCTGTCGGCCGTCGCCCGGATCTTCCGGCCCGGGGAGAAGGTCGACACGATGCTGATCCTCGAAGGCCCGCAGAACGTCGGCAAGAGCACGCTCTTCCGCGCTCTCGCGAGCGACACTTGGTTCCTCGACACGCTGTTCACGCCCGGCACCAAGGACGCCTACCAGTCTCTCCGACGGAGATGGATCATCGAGTGGAGCGAACTCGACGCCCTGAACCGCGTCGAGTTGTCGCGGGTGAAGGCGTTCGTATCCTCGACGACGGACAGCTACCGCCCGAGCTACGGGAAGTCGACGATCGACTTTCCGCGGCAGTGCGTGTTCGTCGGGACGGTCAACCCGAGTGAGGGCTACCTCAACGATCCGACCGGCTCGCGGCGCTTCTGGCCGGTGACCGTTGGCAGAGTGGACCTCAAGCTGGTGCGCGCAGAGCGCGATCAGCTCTGGGCCGAGGCCGTGGCGCGCTACCGCAAGGACGAGGTCTGGCACCTCGACGACCAGAAGCTCATCAAGGCGGCAGCGGAGGAGGCCGACAAGCGCCGGGAGCGCGAGCCCTGGGAGAAGCACTTCCGCGACTGGCTCGCCGAGCACGAACGGTCGAAGAAGGGCGTCACGACGGAGGAGCTGCTCACGAAGGCCGTCGGGATGCGCAAGGACGTTCAAGATCGCTCGGCGCAGACGAAGGCGGGCAAGGCGCTCCGGGCCATCGGCTGGGATGTCGTGCAGCGAGGCCCAGACGACATTCGCCGGTACTTGCCCGGCAAAACGGCCCAAGCCTCTCGATCTACTCCCTCCAACCCTCCAACCTAGTTCTGAGTTTTAGAAGTCTAGTTTGTCTGAGAGGGACTACTGGGGGTCCGAAACCCGAAACGAGGTTGTCGGGTTGGAGGTAGCCCCCACCCGAAGAGAACTTCACGCTTGCTTGCAGCGATACGTCGAACCGCAGAAGGAGCCACATGCCGAACATGAAAACAGCCCGATCATCCAAGCTCGCCCGGACCCACAAGACCCAGCCCCAGTTCAACCAAGACGAACCGATCCCGTACGCCCTCGTCGACCTCGACGCCCCGATCCCGTACGCGCTCGCCCCGCAGCCAGTGACCGCCGAGTGACCCGTTGCGGCTCCGGCGTCCGGGGGGGTTCCTCGGGCGCCGGGAGCCGCGCCGCCTCAAGAGGGAGAAACCTGTGAACAACCTGCAACCGTCCGCGTCACGTACCGCGCTGCTCCTGGCCTGCCCCAGGCCCTTCGACCCCAGCTTCGAGATCGAGCCGAGCCCCGGCGGAGAGGCCGCTCGCTACGGCAGCGCCTTCCACCAAGTGCTCGCAGCTTGCCTCGGCACACCCGAGAAGAAGCCTCTTGAGCGCTCCGCAAGCTACGCCCGCGCAGTCGACGCGGCGGCCAAGAAGTACGATGTGCGCGCCGTTGGCGCCGAACTCGCGGGCCACGCGAAGAGCAGCGCGAGGGTGCTCCGCAACTGGCTCAGCCGCGAGAAGCTCGAGGTCGCCGAGATCGAGCGCTCCTACGCGGTCGCTCCGCGCGCAGACGGCGGCTGGCTCGTGCGTGAGATCCCACCACACGACGCGGATCACCGCTACGCGATCAAGCTCGGCGAGCTGCCCGGCACCGTCGACCTCATCGCACGGAACAAGAACCGCACCCGAGCCGTCGTCCTCGACCACAAGACGGGCGGCGTCGACCCTGGGTTCGCTCAGCCTGCGAAGCTGGCGCAGATGCGGACGCTCGGGCTAATCGGGATGCCGGGTGCGCCTGCGAAGAGCAAGGGCTTCAAGCGCGACGTCGAGGTCGCGATCTTCCACGCCGACCGGCGAGGGCTGCCGATCGTGTACGCGGAGCCGTACAAGATCCAAGATCAGTTCCGCCACGCCGCGGATCTGCACGCGGCGTTCGCCCGCGTCGGTTCGGGCTTCATGCGCCCCGGCTCCCACTGCACGTACTGTCCTGCCCGTGAGGGCTGCCCGGCGCGCACCGTGGACCTACTCGCCACAAGCACGGCCGCGCTCGTCGAGGGCGCGAACCGGCTCGCCGTCGAGCCCATCGTCTCAGGCCCGCTCTCGCCAGGCGCCAACACGAGCCTCTCCGTCGAGGAGCGGGCTGGGGCGCTCTACGATCTGCTCAAGCGCTTCCGTGTGCTCGATGAGGCCGGCTCCGCCGAGATCAAACGTCTCGTACAGGAGGGCAAGATCATCGAGACCCGCGACGGGCGAGTGCTCGCGGTCCGCGAGGAGAGGTTCGAGACGCTCTCGAAGAAGAGCGTCATCGAGGCGCTCGGGAAGGTCGCAGGCGAGCGGATGCTCAAGCGTCTTCGTGCGAAGGGCGCGATCAAGGAAGCGATGCGCGAGAAGCTCGTCGCGGAGAAGTGATGCCGCACACCGTCGAAGTTCCGCTGCCGCGAGGTCTGGTGGCGCTGATCGATGCAGACGATCGCGAGCGAGTCTTGAGGTACATGAGGAAAACTAGATGAGCGCCGACGAAAACGTGAATCACCCGCAGCACTACACCGCGCACCCTTCTGGGGTCGAGTGCGTCGACATCGCCGAGCACTTGAGCTTCAACCTCGGCAACGCCCTGAAGTACGTCTGGCGCGCCGGGAAGAAGCACCCGGAGAAAACACGAGAGGACATCGCAAAGGCGCTCTGGTACGTGCGGCGCGAGAGCCGCCTCCTAGACTTCAACCCGCAGCACCCAATGGGCCTCGACGGGCCCACCGTGCGAATCCTCATCGGGAAGACGCTCGCGGCGACCTCTGGGCAACCCGTCGACGTGCTCAGCGAGTTCCTGAACGCGCTCATCGCGCCCACGAAGCACATCTTCAACGAGCTTGCAGGGATCCTCGACCGTGCCGCCGACCGCGAGGCCCGCGAGGTCGAGGGGACGCATACGCCGTGACCCCTCGCAAGTGCGCCCGGCACGAGCTGCAACCAGGCGAACTCGGCGACAGCCCGCGCTACGAGCGCGCGCTCGTCGAGAGCCGAACGTGCTGGCGCTGCCGCGGGCTCGCGGTGCTCGCCGTCGTCGTCTACCGCTGGCGCCGGTTCACCGGGGAGGAACGATGGTAACGCGCTCCGCTTCGATCCGCGGGGACAAGCAGTTCCGCATCAGATCCGAGCCCACGTTCACGGAAGCGGAGATCACACACGAGTGGTCCGTGCTCGCCCACGTCGGGTGCGCGGCGGACTGCGAGGCCGACCTCGCCCTCTGCCTCTCCGCGCTCGTCGAGGCCGGCGTGATCAACATCGAGAAGCTCCGCGCGGCGCTCATCCTCGCCGAGCCCGTCGCGCGCGAACACGTGGTTGCCGTGAAAGAGCCGACATGAAGCGCGATCAGAAGCCGAACGATCATGTTCGCCTCGGCCCAGAGGTCGAGCCTGGCCGGCGGATCGCAGTACGGCGGCGAGGCGAGCAGCTCTCGACCGGAATAGTCGTGCCCGCGAAAGACGGGCAAGCGATCCCAGAGGGCGCGGAGGTCGTAGTCCTCAACGCCCCGGGCCAGGACGGCTGGCAGGAGGTGCGCTCCAGCTACCGCCACGGCCCCGCGCAAGTCGCGACCCCGGCGTACAGCGCCGGCTACGAGCGGATCTTCGGAAAAGGAAAGGTAGGTATCGCGTGATCCACGTCTACTTCGCTCACCGGCTCGGGCACGACCCCGTCCTCCGACTCGCGAACATCGAAGCCGCCGGCAGGCTCATGTGCGAGCTGGCCGACCGGCTCCCCATCGTGCCTGCCGCCTCGTGGCTCACGCTCGCGCGCTACTGGGACGAGACGAAGCGCGAGAAGGGCCTCACGATCGACTTCGCCCAGATCACGAGGTGCGACGAACTCTGGCACGTCGGACCAGAGCTGTCGGCGGGCATGAAGCTCGAGGCCGCGCACGCGGCGAAGATGGACGTGGCCGTCCGAGACCTCGTGGGGCGCTCGGCGGATGAGATCGTCGAGCGGTGGCCCCACTTCACCCCACTCCCGCCCCCTTCCAATGGGCGGGCTCCGGCCTCGAACAGATCGTAACCGCAGCGGAAAACACGGGCTATCGTCTCTGCGCGTATCACGTCGCAGCAGCGGTGAAGCTCGTTCGCGATTCGTCTTGCTCGACAAGTGGCGCGTGGGCCGCTATGTTTGCTCTCACGAGCGGACAGTCGTCCCCCGACCATCGCTCCCTGAACCGCAGCCCTTTTCGACGGGGGCTGCGGTTCTCTTTTGTGCTTGCGCTAGTTGTAGCGCTCAGATAGGGTGTGCGTTCCTTAGCCCAACGTCGAAGCGTCGCCACTCGAAGGCAACGGCGGGCAAAGGAGACAGGGACGACAGCATGCCGCAAGAAGCGAGCTCGCTTGAGCGCGAGCCGTACGATCGTGTCTTGATTCTGGGGCAGCCCCACATCGGGAAGAGCACCAGCATCGTTGCCAGCGCCGCCTCGGCGTTCGGCATGGGCTACGTGATCAACTGCGGCAAGAAGACTGGTCTACTCGACGCCGCCAGGCGCAACACCGGCTTCCGGTGGGACACAGTCCGCGACGAAGCGCAGATGGAAGATGCGCTCAAGGAAGCGCGTCGAGGCTGCAAGGACGGCACCTACAAGTGGCTCGTCATCGACGACTTCAACTTCTACGCGAGCTGGCTGGAAGTAGCGCTCGAAGACCAGACACGCAACGCGAAGGGTGAAGCCGACGGCCGGCGGTTCTGGCGCGAGTACCGAAAGCGGCTGCTCAACATCGTGCTGCGCTCCTTCGACTTCAAGGCTCACCTCTACGTCGTCTCGCACTACATCGAGACCGGCGGCGGCCTCATCGAAGGGCAGACCGAGAAGACTGGAGAAGGCGTCGCGCCTCTCTTCGGCGGCGCGGCGCGGAAGGAGATCCCGGGCGCCTTCGCTGACGTGGTGTTCATGGGGCCCAGCTCCAAGGACAGCGCGAAGCGTAGCTTCTTCATCAACCCGGTCGGCGTGTACGGCCCGTCGTGCTTGTCCGTGGTCGGCACCCGCGAGATCGACGCCGACGTGGGGCTCCTGCACGAGGAGTTCAAGAAGGCCGGCAAGATCAAGCCCAACACGGTGAGGCGATGATGCTGCCGCCCGGAGCGCTCAGCCTGAGCCTGCAAAACGGCGGCAGCGTCGTTGTCGCACCGAGACCGGACGGCACGTTCAGGATCGAGAACGTCGGCGATGGGAGCCGCACCGTCTCGAAGGTGAACCGCTCGGAACTCGCGGCGCTGCACGCAGCGATCAGCGAGATGCTCAAGTTCTACGCAACCAACGTCTGAGACTGAAACACGAATCCGAAGGAAAGAGAAAACGAAGATGCCCAAGCCCAGCAACAACCAGCAGCAGCAGCAGAACAAGAAGATGGAGTACCGCAAGGTCACGTTCGATGTGACCGAGGTGGCTCCCGACGCGCCGGCCGGCGAGTGGCAGGCGACGATCCCGCGCGGGAAGTGCAAGGTGCAGCCCACCAAGGAGGAGCGCTTCCCCATGATCATCGTCCCGATCCGCCTCGAGAAGACGGAGGAGGAGGGCGCGGAGTACCAGAAGGCGATCGGCGCCGAGCTGAGCGTGTTCCTCGTCTTCGGCGGCAAGACGCCGAAGGGCGAGAACATGAGCAAGCTCCGCATCCGGCAGCTCTGCGAGGCGGCGGACGTCGATCTCGATGTGATCCCCAAGGACATCGACGACCCCGACAACGACCTCGACCCCCTCATCCGCGCCCTGGAGGGGAAGAAGTTCACGTGCTGGACGAAGGTCACGACCCGCAAGGACACGGGCGAGCTGAGCACCGAGGTCGTGTTCCGCGATCCGAACCAGAGCATCAAGCGGGACGACGACGACGACAACGACGGCGACGACGACGGCGATGGGAAGCCGCGCGGGCGTGCCAAGAAGCCGGCTCCGGCGGCCAAGGGCGGAAACGGGCGCGGCGCGCGGCGGTGACCCCTCGCCGCCGCAGGTCGCCGCTCGAAGATGACGCCCTCGTCGAGATAGACGAGCGCCCAGCGTCCTCGGGCGGCGACCTCTGCGAGCGGTGCGAGTGCGCACGCGCCAAGCACGAGCACGGCAACGGACCGTGCTCGTGCGGGAGGTGCGCGCAGTTCTTGGAGTTCGATTCGACCTAGAAAGGACGGGATCAAGATGATCGGCTATGGCGTTACGCTGATACCTGCTTCGTGGGCGTTCGGGGTTTGGCGCAAGCCGCACAAGACGCTCTTCGCAATCGGACCCTTACGTTTCGTTCACTACCGTCTCTCGGGCGCGTGGAAACGTGCGCGTGTCGATTCGACCTGACCTGACGGCTCGGCAGGCCCGGCAGGCACCCCCTGCACCAGCCCGAAGTGGGTCGCTTGCCGGTCCTGCCGAGCCGCCGAGCGCCGGAAAGACAAACACGATGACGCGGGAAAAGAGGCTCGTGTGCTGGTGGTCGGCGGGGATCGCCTCGTCGGTCGCGGCGGCCGTCGCATTGAAAACGATCGCGGCCTCTGAGCGCGTCGTGGCCTACTGCGACACGAGCAGCAACGAGCACCCCGACAACGCCCGCTTCCTCGTCGAGTGCGAGCGATGGTACGAGCAACCCATCGTCAAGCTCAGCTCGACCGTCTACCGCGATACCTGGGACGTGTACGAAAAGACTGGCTGGCTGGTCGGGGTGAACGGTGCGCGCTGCACGACCGAGCTGAAGAAACTCGTTCGGCGCGGGTTCGAGCGCGAAGGCGACGTGCAGGTCTTCGGGTTCACAGCGGACGAGCCGCAACGCGCCGATCGCTTCCGGGCGAACAACCCGGAGATCGAGGCCCGCTTCCCGCTCATCGAGCAGGGAATGAAGCACGCCGATTGCGCGGCGCTCCTGCGCGAGGTCGAGATCGAGATCCCGATGATGTACCGCCTGGGCTACCGCAACAACAACTGCCTCGGGTGCGTGAAGGGCGGTGCGGGGTACTGGAACCGGATCCGAAAGGACTTCCCGAGCGTGTTCCGCCGGATGGCGAAGCTCGAACGGAAGATGGACGTTGCGATCCTGAAGAAGACGAGCGGCGGGCGGCGGCTCAGGGTCTTCCTCGACGAGCTGGATCCGACTTCGGGCAGGTACGAAGCGGAGCCGGAGGTGGAGTGCGGCCTCGCGTGCGGCATCACCCTCGACAAGATCGAAGCCGAGGAGCCGAGCACATGAAGAAGAAGCCGGCGAAGAAGGGGCAATCCCCGCTCGTCGTGAACTTCGGCGGCGGGGTGAACTCGACTGCGCTCCTCATCGGGCTCCACGAGCGCGGCGAGCGCCCCGATCTCATCCTCTTCGCCGACACGGGCGACGAGAAGCCCGGCACCTACCGGCACATCTGGGAGATCCAGCCCTGGCTTGAGAGCGTCGGGTTCCCATCGCTTATCGTCCTCCGCCGCCAGATCACGCGCGGCAAGAACAAGGGGAAAGTGACGACGCTCGAGGAGGAGTGCTTCGCCAACGTCACGCTCCCGAGCCGCGTGTTCGGTCGAAAGGGCGGCTGCTCTGGGAAGTGGAAGCGCCAGGTTGTGGACGGGTTCCTGAAACGGCACTACCGCCTGCACTTTGCTGCGGGTGGTCGCGTGCGGCGCGCGCTTGGGATCGACTTCGGGGAACTCAGCCGCCTCCACTTCTCGGTGTCCGAGTTCTTCGACTGGGAGTACCCGCTCGTAGACTGGCGATGGACGCGCACGGAGTGCACCGAGGCCATCGGGCGCGCTGGGCTCCAGTCTCCAGGCAAGAGCGCGTGCTTCCACTGCCCGGCGTCCACGAAGAAGGATGTAGTCTGGCTCATGGAAACACACCCGGACCTCTACGAACGCGCCGTCAAGATGGAGCGCATGGCGAAGCCCGGCCTCCGAACGAAGGTCGGCCTCGGCGGCCGGTGGACGTGGGAGGAGGTCGGCGCAGCGCACCGACTGCGGCTCCCGATCGCGGCAGACGATCCGCACGTCGCGTGCGATCCAAGGGACGGGTGCTTCTCGTGACCGCAACCGAAGAGCGCACCCCCACGCTCCGCATCATCTCGCTCGGCGCGGGCGTCCAGTCCACCGTGCTCGCCCTCATGGCCTCAAGGGGCACGCTGCGCCCAATGCCGGACGCCGCCATCTTCGCGGACACTCAGGCCGAGCCGGCCGCCGTGTACGCGCACCTCGACTGGCTTGAGTCGAAGCTGAACTTCCCGGTCTACCGCGTCACGCAGGGCTCGCTCACCAACGACCTCATCCTCGGGACGAAGGGCGAGTGGGCGAGCACCCCGCCGCTTTTCACGCTCTCGAGCGAGGGTGGGCGCGGGATGCTTCGGCGCCAGTGCACCGAGGACTACAAGATCGCGCCCATCAAGCGGAAGATCCGCGAGCTGCTGGGCGCGCCCAGGACAGGCAAAGTGCGCCAGGGCCTCGTCGAGGAGTGGATCGGGATCTCAACCGACGAGGCGAGCCGGATGAAGCCGTCGAGAGACAACTGGATCTGCCACCGCTGGCCGCTCATCGATCTCGGGATGACACGCGCGGACTGCCTCGCGTGGGCCGAGAAGCACGGCTACCCGAGGCCGCCGCGCTCGGCGTGCACGTTCTGCCCGTATCACTCAGACGAGGAGTGGCGCTCAGTGAAGGAGAACCCGCAGGAGTGGGCGGACGTGATCAAGCTGGACCGCCTGATCCGCAGCGGCGTGAAGGGGACGCACCCGGGCACCCAGCTCTTCTTGCACGCCTCGCGGCGACCCATCGAGGAAGCCAGCTTCGACAAGGGCCTCGACGGGAAGCGCGAGGCCAACCAGTTCGAGAACGAGTGCGAAGGGATGTGCGGCCTGTAACGCCGCCTGGAAGACGAAAGGACACCGACGATGAACGAGATCAAAGTGCTAGACCACGGCTACGTGCGGCTCATCGAGTCGTGGGGCTCGGACCGCGCGATCATCGAGGCCGCACGCATGTCCACGCAGAAGGGCTTCCTTGGCTGGAGCGCCTCGTGCGAAGCGTGCCAGGGGAGCGGCTGCGTGAAGGACACGGTGACGGACGCCTACTTCGACTGCCCGGCGTGCGACGGCACAGGCAACAAGCCGGGCGACGAGAAGCTCCTCCGTTTCCTCTGGGAGAAGCACCACACGACGCCGTTCGAGTTCGGGGGCATGATCATCGAGGTCGCCGCGCCCATCTTCGTCTTCCGCGAGTGGCATCGGCACCGCACGCAATCGTTCAACGAGGCCAGCGCCCGCTACGCGCCGCTCCCAGACGTGAACTTCGCCCCGACCGTGGATCGGTGCACGCGCGTCTCCGCCACGAACAGGCAAGCCGGGGCTGCGGGCGGCTCGGGCGAGGTCACCGAGGAGGTCGCGCGGCTCTGGCTCGGCCGTCTCCTCGACACCTACGCCTACGCGGAGGAGACCTATCAGGAGGGCCTGGCCGCCGGCATCCCGAAGGAGATCGCCCGCGTCGTCCTTCCGGTCGGGAGGTACTCGAAGATGCGCGCCTCGGCGAACCTCCTCAACTGGCTGCGGTTCGAGCGCCTCCGCCTCGGCAAGGACGCTCAAGAGGAGATCCGCGAGTACGCCCAGGCGGTGCACATGATCCTCACGGGGCTCTTCCCGAGAACGCTCGCGCTGTTCGACGAGGAGCGCGCAAGCAAGTGACCGGATCGGCTGTCTCTCGAGGCGGTCCGCCGCCTATCGTCACGGCGATCTATCGGGCGTTGCTGCGCGATGCGAAGGAGTTCGAGCGGCAAGACTGGGGGGCTGTCGGCATCTCGAACGTCGAGCGCGATCGGTACGTGCAGGCGACGCGCGATGCGGCGACGCGCGTGCTTCAGGTTTGGGATAAGTCGAAGGCGAAGCACGCGATACCGAAGGGCACACGATGAAGCGCCCCATGACGGCCATCCTCGCGCTCCTGGGCGTCGCTCTGATCGGCTGGTACGCCCGTTCGTTCTACGCGGCCACCGTCGAGTGCGAGAGGAGCGCGACGAACGCCGCCGAGCGCCAGAAGCTCGTGCCGTACCTTCCCGGGAGTCTGTGCGCTCACGGGGTTGCGGTGAGGTGGGCGTGGGCCGGCTCGGTTTGCGGGTGCGCGCCATGACGCCCATGTGTCCGAAAGGTCAGCGTCAAGGCCGTGCGCGTGGCGTCGAAGTACGTCCGCGTGAGGGTCGGGCGGTGGACATCACCCCCCTCCCTCCCTCCGTCCCCTTCCAATGGGCGTGTGTTGCCCCGGAGGTCTCGTGTCCAAGTCGGTGAAGAAGCGCAAGAAGAGCAAGAAGCGCCTGTCTCTTTCGCGTGTGGAGGCGCGTGCGCGAGCAGATGGGGCGGCGCTGATGGATCGTATCCTCGTCGGCTTGGATGTGATGAGCGATCCCGACGAGTTCGGCACGAATGTCGCGATGTACGTGCTGAACCCTGGCCTTCGCGGGGAAGAGTTGATGATCGGCGCTAGGCGCATCCATCCGGCGTTCATGCTGTTCGACGGCAAGCGTGACGCGCTGATGCGTCAACGCACCGGGATCGAAGGTGACGTGGTGCCGTTCTGGATGGGCCGTTTCACGGCGTTGACCGAAGACGATCTCTTGTTCGGCTGGATGACCGTTGACAGTCGCGGCGTGGTCGTCCGCGTCGTCGGATTCGACTACTCGCTCATAGGTGAACTTCACGGCGACGACTTCGCCGAGTACATCGGTGGGCTACCGCGCGCGTTGCGGATCCCACGTATGCTGGTGTCCGAGTGCTTGAAGCTGGCGCTCGTTCGCGCCACCGAACGTGCGAACTGCGACTTTCACTTCGAGGACATGCAGGGCATCGACCCGGGACCGGGGCTCAGCTACACGAGCGCAGGCGGAGACGCATGACGACGAGGCTGCCTCTCGTGGAAAGCTACAACCCGCGCAAGGCGGGTGCGCGCTGCGATCTGTGTCCGCTCAAGGGCAATACCGTCGTCCCGCCGAAAGCGTCGCCGCGCCCAGCGAAGCTCGTGTTCGTCGGCGAGGCGCCCGGCCGAAAGGAGGAGCTTGTCGGCCAGCCCTTCGTCGGGCAGACCGGCGCGTTCCTGCGCGGGCTCTGTCGTGAGGTCAACATCGACATCACCGAGGCCGCGCTCCAGAACGCCGCCCTCTGCCGTAGCAACATCGACAAGGAGAACGACGAGGCGGCTATCTACTGCGCGCCTCGACTGCTCAAGGAGCTGGCCGCGCTCGACCCGTCGATCCCCATCGTCACGCTCGGGAAGGCGAGCACGCTCTCGGTGCTGGGGGTGCGCAGCATCATGCGCGCCCGCGGGTTCGTCTGGACCGCGCGGGAGATCGATCCGGCCCCTGCCCGAAACGCAGCGAAGAAGGCGAAGGATCGCGGCGCCCCGAAGTGGCCTGAACTCCAGCTCAAGGCGCAGGTAGCCGAGGGGCGCAGCAAGCTCGCCGGCCGCACCGTGCTCCCGACCGTACACCCTGCCTTCGTGTTGCGATCCGACACGTGGCTGCCGGTTCTCAAGGGCGACCTCGACCGCATCGCTCGCTGGGTGCGCGGGGATCTGACGCACGCCAAGCTCCTTGAGAACGGGCCGTACGTCGTCGTCTCGAAGGGCGCGGACATCCGTCGAGAGTTCAAGAAGCTGGCGCCCGTCATAAGCGTGGACATCGAGACCGGCCCGAGCCGGCCAGGCGGCCCCGACGGCGCCGATCCGAACAGGAATCGAATCCTCTGCGTCGGCGTCTCAGACGGCGACCACACGGTCGTCATCTGGCCGTGGCGAAAGGCGACCCACGCGCCGCTGCTGAACGCGCTCTTCAAGCGTGTGACGACAATCGGCATGCACAACGGGTACAACTTCGATCAGATCAGTCTCGCGCGCGCGAACATCCCGTTCGCGCCCATCGAGGACAAGCTCGAAGACACGCTCATCGCGCACCACACGTTCGCGAGCCACATGCCCCAGCGCCTCGCCCACGTCGCGAGCGTCTTCGTGGACTCCGGGCCGTGGAAGGTCACGTTCAAACTGGGAACCGGCGGCGCGACTGAGAAGGGGCTCCCGCCCGAGAAGCTCAGCCCCGAAGAGCTGACGCGGTACAACGCGGCCGACGCCAGGATCCAGGCGCGCGTCTGGCTCGCCATGCAAACCGATCTCGAATCCGAGCGCATGGTCTACGAAGTCGACAAGGCTAACGCGCGGCTCTGCCGGGGCATGATCATCGGCGGCATCGGTGTCGATCTTGAACGTCGGGAGCAGCTTCGGGACGCGATCATTGAGAAGGAGGCCGCCCTTCTCGACCAGATGCGCAAGCTCCTTCGCCGAGCGAACTTCCACCCGATGCAGCTCTCCGAGGTGCGAAAGGCGCTCTTCACGATCCTCGGCGCGCCGCTTGAGGTGGCCGATCCGACCGACTCTGGGCTCCCCTCGACGAGCCAGCGCACCCTCGAACGCCTCAAGGAGAGCCCGACACGAGCCGGGCGGTTCGCCGATCTGCTCCTCCAGTGGCGCGGCGCTGTGAAGATCAAGAGCACGTATATTGACAGTCAGGTGCTTGACGCCCACAGGAAGGGGGCGGGTGAAGTGGTGAGAACGCACTTCAACTGGCGGAGCTACGGCGCGGCCTCGGGGCGGTACTCGTGCCGGCTCCAGTCGTGCCCCAGGGCCGAGTACCTGAAAGACAAGAGCATCGTGCTCGAGACGAGGGTGCGCGAGCTCTACGTCGCGCGGCCCGGCTGCAAGCTCATCTACTTCGACCTCTCCCAGGCGGAGCTACGGTTCGCGGCTTATCTGTCCGGCGACAAGTCGTTCATCGCGGCCTGTGAGTCCGGTGACGTGCACACCGCCACCGCGAAGCTGCTCTTCCCAGCCGATGCCGAACTCATCGGGCGTGACCCGAAGGGCGCCGGCAAGCCCTTCCGCGATGTCGAGAAGAACTCGATCTTCGGGTTCTGCTACTACGCCGAGCCGGGCACGATCTTCGGGTTCGTGCGGTCGAAGGGGCTCCCGGTCGAGATGCGCGACGTGCTGCTCATGCACGACATGGTGCGCGCGAACTTTGCCGACTACTTTCGGTACGTCGAGCGGAACAAGCGCTGGACCGATCAGCACGGCTACTTGCGCTGCACGCTCTCAGGCCGCATCTCGTGGCTCGGCTGGCACGCGGGTTACCCCGACGTCGCCAACCGCCCCATTCAAGGTGGCATCGCGAGCCTGATGAACGTGCGGCTCCCGGCCATCGCGCGCAAGCTCCCGTCCGGCGCGCGCGTCGTCGCTCAGATTCACGACGCGGCCATCATGGAAGTGCCTGACCGGCACGTCGAGCGTGTTCAACGGCTGGTGCAGCGGACGTGGGATGAGCCCATCGTCATCCCCGCGAACGGCTACGAGACGAGCCTGCGGGTCGAGGATGGCGCGAGGAGCTTCGTGATGCCGATCGATCTCAAGATCGGGGAAAGGTGGAGTGACTTCGGATGAAAAAGCTCAGCATGCGCAAAACTGCGCCCGATCCTGTTGTCTTCGAGCACCGTCGCCAGTGGGGGTCGCGCCTTCGCACCGAGGTGCTGTCAATCGGCAAGTCTGCGGAGTGGTTAGGTGCCGAGGTGGGCTACAAGACCCCCGGGTCGATGCGCCAAGTCTTGCACGGGCATCATGGGATCAGTCGTGAGGTCTTCGATCGGATCTGTGTGCTCGTCCCAGCGATGGAGAGCCTACCGGCGCCGCCGATGAAGAAGGTGCGTCTAGGGCCCGGCGCGCGTGGCCTCCACAAAAAGCACGTCTATCCGAAAACTGGGCCGAAAGCCCCGCATCTGCGAAAGGACGGGCGGTGATGAGTATGGCGATCAAGTTTCGAGGCAGCCCGAGAACGACGACGTTGCTCGAGGCTCAACAGTGGCTCCAGAGAGGGCTCGATGACGGGGTGGAGTGCCCGTGCTGCACTCAGCTCGCGAAGGTCTACAAGCGGAAGCTGAACAGCGCGATGGCGTTCGTGTTGATCCTCATCGATCGGCGCGATGGAGGGGAGTGGATTCACGTGCCGAGCTATATCAACGCCCAGGTGAAGAACCCTGCGGTTGCGGCGGCGATACGCGGCGACTGGGCGAAGCTCACGCACTGGGATCTCATCGAAGAGCTGGTCGGCGAACGCCCCGACGGCAGCACTCGCGTCGGCTACTACAAGATCACCAAGAACGGGCGGCTCTTCGCCAGAAACAAGCTCCGCGTGCCGCGGCACATCTGGTTGTACGATGGGTGTGTCATCGAAAGACAGGACTCGGAGACGGTCTCGATCACCGAGGCGCTAGGCGACAAGTTCAACTACTCGGAACTTATGGCGCCGAGTATGATCGAGCCGCCGAAGGGGGCGCGGCGGAAGTGACGAAGTCGCCGTCTGCGGTGTTCTCCCCGTGCGGGCGGTATCGGTACGTCCTGCGCTGGCCGGCGCGCCTGGACGGGAAGGGCGCCGCCCTGTTCGTGCTCGCGAACCCGAGCACCGCGACGGCGGAGCAGACCGATCCGACGATCAGGCGGTGCATCGGCTACGCGACCCTCTGGGGCTATAGGTGGTGCCGCGTGGTCAACGTCCGCGCGTGGCGCTCGACTGATCCGAAGAAGGTGCCGCCCGACCCGCTCGCCATCGGCCCGGACAACGAGGGGCACATCGCGCGCGAGGTACGCCAGGCCGGCATCGTGGTTTGCGGCTGGGGCAAACTCGGCGGGGCGCTTGGGGATCAAACGCTGCGGCTCATTCGCGCGAGCGGCGGCGCCCCCTGCGCGTTCAAGCGCAACAAGGACGGCTCACCCCAGCACCCGCTCTACTTGCGCGCCGACGCCACACCCGTGCTCATTCCGCGCTGACGTCACCGGCTCGGGCGCCTGCGCGCGCTCGAGTGCATGTGCCGCGCTCGTCGCCTCTGTGCGAGAAGCCGATCC